GGCCAAGCGCCAGCAATCCGGCTGGTGGGCTCGCCTGATGGATGAACTGCTGTTCATCTACCTGTCGGGCGCCCGTGGCGTAAACCCGAACTTCCTGCTGCCGCTGGGCTACACCGGCCGCGCGAACAACGGCCTTGTGACGCCGGACGACAACCACCGTCTGTACGGCAACGACGCGACGGCGTTCAACAACATCGACTCGAACGACAAGTTCAACCTGCGGCTGATCGACCGCGCCAAGACCAAGGCTGACGCCCAGGGTGGCGGCGCGACGAACATCCCGGTGTTGCAGCCCTGCAAGATCGACGGCAACGAGACCTTCGTGGTCTGCATGCACACGTTCCAGGAGGACGACCTGCGCGCAGACACGAGCACCGGTCAGTGGCTGGACATCCAGAAGGCCGCAGCCGGCGCCGAAGGCCGCAACAGCCCCTTGTTCAAGGGCAGCCTGGGCATGTATCGCGGCGTGATCCTGCACTCGCACCGCAACGTGATCCGCTTCAACAACGCTGGCTCCGGCGCCAACGTCGAGGCCGCTCGCGCCCTGTTCATGGGCTCGCAGGCCGCTGTGGTCGCCTTCGGTTCGCCGGGCACCAACATGCGCTTCGACTGGCACGAAGAGACCCGCGACAACGGGGACAAGGTGGTCATCACGACCTCCTCGATCTTCGGCATGAAGAAGGTCACGTTCACGCACGACGGCACTGGCGCGCAGGACTTCGGGGTGTTCAGCCTCGATACCGCCGCAGCCGCGCGCTGATCCAGGCAACACGACACGAACAAGGAGCACGCATCATGCCCTTCACCAACTCCAACGACTATCTCGACGGTCGCAAGCCCCCGGTCTTCCCGGCCGGTGGCGAAGTGGTCGCCGTGCGATTCCCTATCGCACTGGTGGCCGCCGACCTGGACGCCAACGACTGCGGCGCCGTCGCGGTCCTGCCTGCCGGCTGCGTGCCGGTGGGTTTGGTCTACGACTCCGACGACCTGGACACCAACGCGAGCCCGACAATCTCGGCCGCTGTGGGCCCGGTCAACGCTGGCGCGACTGACCTGTCCTCGACCTGGGCCAGCGGCATCACCGCCAGCCAGGGCGGCACGTCCGCCAACGTGGCTCTGTCAAGCGCCGCGATGCGCTTGGCCGCGTCCGGCAGCGACACGCGAGTCGGCATCAAGTTCACCGCCGCCGCAGCCACCAAGGCAGCCGGCGAGGTTGGCCTGACGCTGCTCTACCGCGCCGTCTGATCGCGCGGCCAACTCCCGCAGGGTGAGCGACCCGCTGGGGGCGGGTTGCTCTTGAAGGGGGGAGGCAACTTCCCCCTTTCTTTTTGGAGATCGACATGAAGCTCACGACCTCGATTCAGCCCCGCAGGGATGGGACGGTCACTGCGACCGTTCCCGGTGGCGACAAGTTCGTGTTCAAGGCTGGCCCCTCGGGCGACCTGGAGTGCGACGTGGCCGACGAGGCTGCCATCGCGGCTCTCCTGCAGACCGGCAACTTCTACCCGGCCGACGAGGCGGACTTCGAGCAGGCGCTTTCCGTCATCAAGCCGGTGGGCGAAGGCGGCGAAGACGCCGAGGCCAAGACCCAGGGCGAGACCCTGCCGGCCAGCCTGACCGCGCCCGCACCGCGCCGCGGCAAGTCTCGCGCCGCCTGAGATCGCCGCAGCCGTGGCCACTTGGTCCGACCTCCACCCGGATGTCCTGGTCTTCGTGCCGGGCTGCCCGGACCCGTTCCTGAACCAGGAGCTTCGTCGCGCTGCGACCGAGTTCTTCCGCGACAGCCGGGCGTGGGTGGAGTGGCTGACGCCTATCGTCGTCGTGGGCACCCAGCGCGAGTACGCCCTGCCCCTGCCGACCGACAGCGCACTGGTGGGCCTTGAGAGCGCGACCACTGACGGCAACCCGGCCGAAATCCTGTCCTTCCTGGCGCAGGAGAAGAACCCGGCCACACGCGAGAACGAGCGCCCCGGCATCGTGACGGGCGATCTTGTTGAGATCACCCTGACCCGCGCCTTTGCGCCGGGCGTCAGCATCGAACTGCAGGCGTCCCTGATGCCCAGCCGCAGCGCCGAAACGCTGCCCGACGCGCTGATGCAGCGGTTCGCCGAGGCCATCGTCGCAGGGGCGCGCTACCGCCTCATGCGCACCCCAGGCCCGCTGCACAACCCCGAAGGCGCCAGCACGGCATTGGCCGAGTATCAGCGGCACCTGGGCAAGTTCACTTTCCAAGCCTATCGAGGCAACGCCCCGTCCGCGCCACGCGCACGGCCGAAGTGGTGTTGAGCATCAACCAGGAGCAATAAGCCATGCCCATTGCAGCCCAGTCCATCATCCGCCGTTGCGTCGAGACGCTGCAGGACACCACTTCAATCCGCTGGGCGGTGGCTGAACTGGTGCGCCACCTCAACGACGGGCAGCGCGAAATCATCGTCCATCGCCCCGATGCGATGGTGACAAACGCCCCGCACACCCTGGCCGCAGGCAGCCGGCAGACACTGCCCGCCAACGGGACCAAGTTGATGGAGGTCGTTCGCAACTCGGGCGGCAACAAGCGAGCGGTCCGCCTGTGCGCGCGGGAAATCCTGGATGCCTCGGTGCCGGGCTGGCACAACCTCACGGGCGTGACGGAGATCGTTCACTTCATGTTTGATCCGCGCGACCCCAAGACGTTCTATGTCTACCCGCCCGCGGCGGCATCCGGCGCGTCGCTGGACATCGTTTACTCCGCACTACCTAGCGACGTCGCGGAGCCCGCAGCGGGCACCGACTACACGGCAGTGACCGGCAACATCAGCGTGCCCGACATATACGGCAACGTGCTGCAGGACTACATCCTGTACCGGTCCTACACAAAGGACAGCCAGTACGCCGGCAACGCGGCGCGCGCAGCCACGCACTACGGCGCCTTTGCAAACGCACTGGGCATCGAGATCAAGGCCACGGTAGCCGTCGCGCCCACCAGCCCAGGCAACCCCAACCACCCGGCCGCCTCGATGGCTGCGGCGGGCGGCGCAGGCTGAGCGCGCCGCTAGGCGAAGGACAGACCGCAGAAAGGACCCGCAATGCTGGACAACACGAGCCTCGCCAATCACACGGTGGATGGAACCATCGCGGCAGTCGGATCAAAAGCCACCTACACGGGCGCCGGCATGACCGTAGGGGGCTGGCTTCTCAGCAGCGAGTTCGCGGTACTCATGGGCATCGTGATCGGTGTCGCCGGCCTTCTGGTCAACTGGTTCTACCGGCACCGCCAGGACGAGCGTGAGCGCGCCGAGCACGAGGCGCGCATGCGGGCCTACGAAGACGGCGCACCCGACAAAGAAGTCTACGTTGTCCCGATGAGGCGGAAGTGAGCGGCCATGGCGCTGATCCGCGTCAGTGGCTTTGCCGGTGAATCTCGCGCAAGTCACCCCACTCTCCTACCCGAGCAGATCGGCACCATCAGCCGCAACCAGAAGCCGGGCCGCGGAGACCTGCGTCCCTGGAAGCAGCCGAACACGGTCGCCACCATTCCCTCCGGGCGGCAGACCATCTACCGCATGGGCAGGGACGTCGCCAGCCACGCGCAATACTGGCTGAGCTGGACCGGGGTTGTGCACGCCGTGCGTGGCTACGACACGGCAGACACCACCGAGCGCACCTACTACACGGGCGACGGCATCCCCAAGGCCACCGACAACACCGCGCTCGACGGCACCGATCCGCAGGACAACCCGGGCGGCAACTGGCGTCCCCTGGGTGTGCCTGCGCCGGCCGGAGCGCCAACGATCACCACGGGCGCGGCAGGCACGTCGGCCGAGCTTCAAACGGTCTTCTACGTCTACACCTACGTGACCTCGTGGGGCTGGGAATCCGCCCCGAGTTCCGTCAGCGCAGAGAACACCCGCAAGACCGACGAGACGGCCACGATCACCAACTTTGCGGCCCCGCCCTCCGGGAACTACGGGATCGACAAGATTCGCATCTACCGCACCGAGACCGGCGCGAGTGGCGCGACCGAGTTCTTCTTCCTGCGCGAGATCGGCATCGGCACCGCGAGCACGACCGACGATAACCGGGCCCTGGGCGAGGTTCTGCCGACGACCACCTGGGCGATGCCTCCGGCCGGCATGACGGACTTGACTGCGCTTTGGAACGGCATGCTGGCCGGCATCAATGGGCGCGCGGTGAAGTTCTGCGAGCCCTACACCCCCTATGCGTGGCCCACCCGCTACGACGTCGTGCCGCCCGACTCGACGCCCGTGGCCCTGGGAGTCTTCGGGCAGAGCCTGCTGGTGCTGACCACGGGCCGGCCAATGCTGGTGCAGGGCTCCACCCCGGAGGCGATGGATCAGGTCCCGCTGGAGATTCCGCAGGGCTGCGTGGCCGGGCGCTCCGCAGTGAGCATGGGCACGGGCGTGGCCTGGGCAAGCTCCGACGGGCTGTGCTGGTACGGCGCAGGCGGGCCCCGCATCCTCACGGCCGGCCTGATGACGCGCGAGGACTGGCAGGCCCTGGTGCCGACTTCCATCATTGGCCGCATGTACGAAGGGCTCTACTTCGGCAGCTACGACGACGGGTCCGGCCGCAAGGGCTTCATGCTGAATCCGGCCGATCCGAACGCCGGCATCTACTTCCTTGACGCCGGCTACTCGGCGATGCACTTCGACGAGTTGCTGGATCAGCTTTACGTGCTCGATGGAGTGAACGCGCGTCGCTGGGACGCTGGCGCCTTGCCGATGACGGCCCGCTTCCGCTCCAAGCAGTTCAGGGCCTCGCAGCCCGTGACCCTTGCAGCTGCAGAGGTCCTGGCCGACGCCTACCCGGTGACGCTGCGCGTGGACGCCATGGGCCTTCCGGCCGCGACGGTCACAGCCCTTGTGGCGCGCAATCCCACGTTCTTCTCGGCGCCGGACTCCACCACCTTCCGCTGCACCCTGTCGGTGCCCAGTGCGGACGCTGTTCGCCTGCCCGACGGCTTCATGGCCTCTGACTGGCGCATGGAGATCGAGTCCACGGGCGCGATCCAGTCCGCGGCCCTTGCCAGCAGTGTCGAAGAACTCCGTCAGGTCTGAGGAACCCGGCCGCCATGTCTGACCGCAAAGACCTGCCGACGCCAGCCTCGAAGAACTTCGAGACGCGAGTGCGCGAGACCCTGATGACGTACCTCGGGCGCACGGGCGACCCGCTGGACCGAGGGGTGACGCTGCGCGATCTGCTCGACAGTGGCTTGGCCAAGCTGCGGCCTGGGCGAAGCGCCAACGCCTTGACGCTGGGAGGCGACTCCCTGCCCATCATCCCAGGCCAGACGGGTGGAGCGGGAGAGGCATACGAGCCCGACCTGACCCCGCCGCCGACGCCCACGGGGTTTTCGGTCTCTGCCGGCATCAGCATGCTCTACATCGAGCACGACACGCCGACCTACACCCAAGGCCACGGGCATCTGCGCACGCGGCTGTACGGCAAGATCGTCAACCAGGGCGACCCGCTGCCGGTCTTCGCCGACGCCGCTGAAATCAGCCAGTTCACGGGAGAAATCCACTCCTATCCCAGCAACCCGTCTACGCAGTGGCGGCTCTGGATCAAGTGGGAGTCTGCCGACGGCATTCTGAGCGTTGCGCCAGCGGGCGGCACGAACGGAGTGGCAGCAGGAACCGCCACGATCCGAGGCGTCGACCTCGGGCCCCTGATCGTCGAAGCAGCCAACCTCGCCAATGGATCGGTGTCCGCTGGCAAGCTGGCCACTGAGGCGGTTGCGGCCACCAACTTCGCCAGCGGCATAGAGCCTGTGACCGTGGTGGCCGGCTCCACCGTTCCCACAACGAAGTCCACCAACACCATCTTCCTGCAAGGCACGGGCAAGCTCTATCGCTGGAACGGGACGGCCTACACGAAGGACGTGGTCGCCGCTGATGTCGACTCCCGTGGCCTGAACGTCAAGGCCGAGGACGGCTCTGTCGTCTTCGGTGCCAACGGCTTCATCGGCAGCAGCGCATACCTGACTGTCGACGGCAACAACGTCAGCCTCTCTGACCTTGCGGCATCACAACTGGTGCCGAACCTGAACTTCGTGGGCGCTTTCTCCAGCCCGCCGACCCAGACGCAACTGGGAAGCAAGTGGCTCCAGAACGCGGTCTACCGCAACACCACCGACGGCTACCTCTATGTCCTGACGGGAACGCCGCTGGGCTGGGTGCTGTACCTGGAGGATGGCGTGTCGTTCGTGCTGACGGTGGAGTCCACCAATGGCACCACGTTCCGGGTCGGACAGAACACCAGCACGCTCCTGAAGGGGCGGCTCTTCAAGAACGGCGCGGAGGTCACCGACGTGACCCCGGCCGCTTGGTTCCGCTGGCGCCGCGTGTCTGCGATCCCGCAGGCGGCGCCTAACGACGACGCCACCTGGAACGCTTCGTACCAGACCGG